AGTCGTCCAATACAGTTGCGTCTACGTTTGTTGTAGAGTTAATTGCAGTAATTGTAGCGTATCCGTATTTTACGCCGCCATCAGATTGGTATGCCCAAGTAACTCCATTATCGACAATAGCGTCTCCTTCGCCACTTGGTCCGGCAGAACTACTTGGGTCAGAAGTTCCTGCTCTAGTTGCCTCATAAATATTGTCGTTGTTCCTAACAATGTCGCCAACAGAATACGATGTGTTGTGAACCCAAGCAGTAGCTACGTGCGCAATGCTTACTAACCGCCCTACATCAGCAGCAACAAACCCAGAGCCACCGTTAATCCCTGTAACAGCAGACGCCGCAATAGTAATGCTACCTGTAACCCCGCTAGGGTTTAATGTTGTTTCTGTAATGTTTTCTTCAATGTATGGACCGTTTTCGTACACAATGTCGGCTAATGTCCACGATGTTGCAGACTGCCTAGACAGCAATGCCGCTGGGTGATTAGGGTGAGTAATGTAAAGAATGTCAGCAGATTGAGCAAATTGCAGGTCAAACAATTCAGCTTCAGTGTAAGTAGTAGACACTTCTAGCGGAGCAGACGGAGAGCCTGTCACTACTTGAGCTTGGTTAGCATAAAATCTAATGTAGTTTTCACCAAACTCTAAAACATAAGCTTGCGTAACAGAAAACTCAAACGGGACCAGTCTTACTTTTTTAGATGCCGTTTTAACACTAGAAACGTATTCAGTTCCCCCGCGACGATAAACGCCGCCTTGCGGGTGGATTAAGAAATTCTTAACTGTGCGACAACCGTTTGCGTATTGGGCAAGATCTGCTCGCGCTTCCATAAGCGGAGATAGTTCACCTGCCGTAAAGTTTGTAAGAGCAACCGCTGCTTGTGGCATTATGTCACCGGATTAGTGTAAGACAATCTTGAACCAAGCCAGAGATCTGCTGTAATGTTATCTGGCGTACCTTCTTGGGCGTCAATGCTTCTTGCCTCTGCAACTTTAGATGCGTAAAGATTAAACAAATCTACTGACAATACTCTATTGTCTGTAATAGCAATTGCCAACTCTGCGGCCATTCGTGCGGCTAAAGTTTCAATAAATAACCAGTCAAATTGGTTAGGGTCAATTACTTGAGATACATAACGGATTTTTACATTAGGTGAATGGGCTAGCAAAAACCTGCCTTCAATTTTATATTCTTCGTCGCCTAAGAGATCCGTTGAAATAATGCGGAGAAAATCTGACGGCAATGAAAATTGTGCCGTGTATTCATACGCTGGCGTTTCTGTTGAAAGGGCCAGAGCTATTCGTTTAATTGCAAAGTTCCACGGGTGCGCCCGCAATACAGAATCACGAAAAGGCTCGTACACAAGATTGCAGAGCCTAGCGGATTTAGAATTATCTGTTAAAGATGTAATTTGTTCATCGCCAATCTTAGCCAAAGCAAGATTGCAAATTTGTACTTCTGACGCCATTTACACCTCCAGAAAGAATGGGGGAAGCAAAAGCTCCCCCCAGTAACTTTAGTTTACAACATACTGGATAACATAACTTATGTCACCACCCGTGCCGCCAGCAGCAGCCATTGTTGCAGCAATGTAATAAAACCCGCCGGGGTCAGAAGAATCGCCAGCAAGTTCGTACATTTTTTGACCGCAAGTGTTAATGTTTGCAGCCTCAAAACGAACGTCAGCCATTGCACCTGCATCAGCTACCGCCGAAGCAAAAACGTCTTCGTCTTTTACTACGCCAGCCGTTGTGTAGATGCCTACGTTAAACGTGCAAGAACCTCCAAGAGTGTCAGAACCTACAGAAAGAGAAGGGACTGTAGCATTGGAAGGGATTGGAGTAAACATAACAACATCATCGTTGTCACTATCTCCAGCCGCTAACGCGATTGTACCTTGAGCTACACGCAAAACGCCATCTAGCTCAGAGGCAGAGTTCGCAACTTGAGGGGTTGCCTCAAAATTGCTAACCAAAGTAGAGTTTTTAGTACCCATGTCTTATAGCCTCCTTAGCTAGGGTCACAAGTAATGTAGCCGACTTTCTTCTCTTCCATGCGGGTTGCCCCGATACACATAGAATAGAAAACCTGAGTAGCATGGTTTTTGTCAGCACGTTCTGAAATGCGAGCCACTGGGTTTGAACCAACTGCAAGCTTGATACCGTCTTGACCAAAGAAAAGAACTTTCTGGTCAGCGTTGCTATCAACACCAATAAGCTCAGTGCGGATAAACTTAAAGCCCATGAAAGTATCGACTTCGCCTTGAACTAGCGCCTTGACTACGTTGAAATCGGAGCTTGTAACTTCCGTTTCAGCTAACAGGTTTTTAAGCTGCTTTGCGTTCAAAACAATAAAACGACTTTCTTCTGGGTCTACTTCGTTTGCATCTAAAATTTCTTTAGCTGCGCGAAGCTTGCCAACGTTAAGTCCTGTATCAGCCGCTGGGCTAATTCCTTCTTGGACACCAACAATATTGTTAGAATCAAAAGCTGTAGATGTAGAACCGTCAACGCCCGTAAACGCTGTTCCATCAGCCGCGTCAATAATAAGCTGATCCATAGCGCGTCCCATTGCAAAACCAGCAGCTTGAGCATAAGGAGAAGTAGGATCAATCAACATACGAACACGATCTTCATTGTCGATCAAATCTGCCCAGTCATAGTCAACAAGGGAGACGCGGCGACGAGCGTGAGGTGTGTCAATCTGCGGAGTATCGGCGTGACGCGAAGGACGAACACGAGCGGCGGTTGCGCCAATCTGTTCAAAAAAAAGCGTTTTTGCCAGTAACAGTTTCAGAGCTAACAGCGGGACGCAAACGCGAACCTTTCTGCTGCGAAAGATGCATAACGTTAGCAGAATACTGCTCAACGAATGCCGTAGTGATTTGAATGGACATTTGTCCCTCCATCAAAAGTTAAGACGAATTAAAAACAAAACCCGCTGGGTAGTAGGGTATCGGAATTAATCCGGCCTAACCTGATGCGAGACTAAAACGCTTGGGCGACAATAGCCGGTATCCTAGCCTTTTGAACTTTTACTTGGAGCTTTTACCGTTCTCCGCTCTAGCGGTTTAATGGTTCTTGCATCCATGCAGAAGTCAGAGAGTATTCTAACCTTTTCTGCAAGATTGTCAACATCCCTCCAATCAGTTGTGCTAGCGTGTCGTCCTAGTATATCAAGGACTCTTAGCCTTACCTCAGTAACGTCCAATGTTGTGCTCACTGATTACATCCCTTCCATGCAACTCTTCCATTAAGCCTTGCATTTTTTGCACCATAGCAGGGCGTTCAAGATTTTCAGCGTCATAGAAACCCGGATTACTTTGGATTTTGGCAATCTCAGCTTTTAAATCTGATGGAGTGCGGCTACCTTCACTGCTTCCTTCAAGCACAGTGTCTCCCATGATCCGGTTGCCAATATTTGAAAAAGCCTTGATTAAGTTAGTGTCATTACCAACCCCAGCTTCTTCAAGTGAGTCAACAAGTTCTTGCCCCCCAAACTCTCTAACAGCCCGCATTGCTTGGCCTAGCTTTTCATCATAAGCATTGCCCCATTCTTTCCGCAATTCGTTTTGAGCTTGAGTCATTTCATTCTCAGCATTAGTTACCATGCTTTCAAATTGCCCGCCCATTTGGCCGAAATACCATTTTTGCAATTCATTAGCTTGCTGCCCAGTAAGGCCAGCCGTATGCGCCATTTCTTTAAACTCTTTCATCATAGCGTCATCAACTGGCATTTCTGCTGGCATTTCTGTTGCCTCAAACTCGTAGCCGTCTGGCGACTCTGGCCGTCCTATTTTGTTGTAGAAATCACCCCACTCTTCGTCGCTTTTGGGAATATCTAATTTGTCGCGTCCCAGCATTGAAGATGCGTTAATGTAAGCTTTTGCCAAAGACTCGACAGAAGAATACTTTTCAAGGTTTGGATTCTTTTGAAG